GAACGGCATCATCACGTTCAACGGATACGTGACGAAATTCGACCTAAATTTCGACGTTTCCAAGCACGTCACGGTGAACGGCGCGATCAAGATCACGGGCCAAGTGTATCTGCCATAAGGACTTAGAGTCCTTTATGGTTTGGTACTCGCATGGCACTGTTGGTTGCTGCGCGGTGCAGGAAATATTTCTGTACCGCGCACACTATGGGTGTCTTTCCGCCCGTAACACTTTCTCGATAGTATGGAGGATTCACAATGCAAAATGTTCGTAAGACCTCAGCAATTCGACATCATATTGCACCCTCGATACCGTTGTCATTAGATTTAATAGATGAAAACGGTGCGCGAAGATTGGATTTGAAGCTCAGTTTTGACTTCAATTCATTTGCCGCAATCGAAGACAAAATAGGTATTAACATGCTTCAAAACGCCTCGGATTTCTTCGATAACCTGAGTGCGGATAAACTGCGTGTAGCTTTGTGGGCGGCTCTCCAAATTCATAACGAGGGTTATGAAGGTGATGCTGGTTTGGAGATCGTTGGCTCCTACCTGTCCTACACGAACGCAGTTGAGGTTGCTTCTGCGCTTCGTGCAGCCTTCGTAGCTGGACTGGGCCCCGAGGTACAGAAGGCTATCAAGGATGCTGAAGAAGCCGCGCGTGTGGCCGAAGCTGCCGGCGTGGCTGGTGAAGTCCCTTTGGAAGCGACGAGCAATCCGGCGTAAAGCTGAGTTTGCTCGATCTGTGGGCTATCGGGCGCTATGATTTAGGGTTATCGGATGAAGATTTCGGTAGTCTCACACCTGCTTTGTTGGAAGCATTGCTAGTACGTCGTACAGCCGAAACAAAGCAGCAGTACTTACGCTCGGGCATAATTGCGGCTGCTGTGATCAATTCAAGTATGGCTGCACCGAAGGAACCGATTAACCCGATGGAGTTTGTTCCTGGTGAAAGCAAACCTGAAGAACCGGATCTTACAACATTGTCGCCCGAAGAACAACAAGTTTCCGTTAAACGGACAATGAGCAAGAAAACTGAAACCAGGGTGTAATTATGGCTATCAATCTAGGTCAATTATTTGTTAAGCTCGGAGTTGATTATTCAGAATGGGAAACTGGTCTGACTAAGCAGGCTTATAACGTCCAACAGTTTGCTCGTCAAACTGAGAAGGAATTCAAGTCTATCGCAAACAGTATATCTTTTGTTAGTGGTACACTTGGATTATTTGGCACGCAAGGACTTGCTATTTCCCAAGTTTTTCTGACGATGGGTCGGGCAGCGTCTACCGCAACTAAATCTATCGCCAGTATGAGCGGACCTCTTGGTATGCTTGCAGGACCGCTTGCTGGTATAGGTGTTGGTATTTTATCGGCTGCTGCTGGATTAACTGCTCTTGCGCTTCATACTGCTAATGCTGCTGCTCGCACACAGCAACTTGCTATGGCAACTGGGCTGCACGCATCTACTCTGGCAGCACTTACTCCACTAGCTAAAGCCTACGGTGTTGATCAAGATTATTTGGCTCGCGCTATAGAGCGTATGGAAAAGAACGCCCTGGCTGCCGCTAAGTCCGGTCACTTAATGAGTAATGGTTTTACAGATTTAGGAATAAATGCGAAACAGTTTGTCCAATTACCGATTGAGCAAAAACTTGTCATACTATCTGAGAAGTTTCAGCATCTTGGAAGTCAAGGACATAAAACAGCCATAGCGATTGAGATTTTTGGTCGCGCCGGCGCGGCGATGGTACCTTTTCTTGAGATGGGCCCAAAGAAACTAGAGGAATGGATTGGGTTAGCTAAACGGGTAGGCGCGGCGCTTGGTGATGACTTTTATGCCGGGGCCCTGAAATTGAAAGAAGAGGGCGCGAAGATGGAGATGGTTTGGACAGGATTTGCAAATACAATGACTTCTGCGGTCCTTCCTGTCATGCTTCATCTTGCAGCCGCTTTTACTGATTCGATACGAAGTGGTGCGGGTCTTACTTCATTTGCTGAAACATTAGGTAAGGGTTTGGTTGGTGTTGCGAAAATTGCTGCGTATGTTGTGTTCCAATTGCAAGATTTTTATATTGCTCTTCAAAAAATACGGCTCTTTGCACAAGGTATGAGTGTTAGTGGTGTGGGTACTGGGTTTGAACAAGGAGCCGATGATAGCGATAAAGGAAAAACTGCGCGCGACAAACAATGGGATGCTGTAAAACGACAAGAAGCTGATGCATTGATCACACGTCAAAAAGTAATGGAGTCTCTTGATAAAGCAATCAAATTTGGAGGAGAAGGAGGCGGTGGTGCAAAGCCTGTTGCTGATCCTAAATTTGCATCCGCTATGGAAGCTATTCGTGCTGAAATTCAGAAATTAGAAACTGCTGCAAGCAAAGCACGAGCAGAAGGATTAGGATTAGGAGAAGCCTTTGGTCCGAAGGTTTGGGCAGAAGCTACGGCTGCGGCTAAAGCTTTCATCGAGAACCTAGAAACACAACTCGAAAAAATGCTCGGTTATAAGGTAAAGATTGGACCTATTGATACAGCTAAAATTTTCAATGCAGAACTTGCTGAGAAAATTCAAGCCGCCAGCAAGATGACCCTTGTTAATGCGGAAAAGGAAGTTCGAGCAATTCAGGAACAAGTTGCCGCGCTACGTGCGAAGAACGAGGCCGATGAGCAAGGTGGTCGCTTTGGGCGCGTAACTGTTGGTGCGCCGGGACGTGTATCGGTAATTCGTGAACAAGTTAGGGATTTACAATCTGCTTATGAAGAAGCGATTCGACGCGGTGATTCAAACGCTAAGGATCAAGCGCAAGAAAACTTGCGACGTGGCTTTGTTGAATTAGCGCAAGCACTGAAGCTTAATGGGGAGTTATCTGCGCAACAAGCAAAAGAGTTTGTTCGTGGCGAAGTTGAAAAAGTATCTGCTCTTGCCAAAACTAGAGCCGAAATTGAAGATATAGAAGCTGCACTTAAAAATGGTGCTTTAAAGGCAGAAGAACGAGCAGCCGTTGAACAAGGTCTAATCTTAAAAAAGATTGATCTAAAGGCCAAAGAATTTGCTGCACAACCAGAGATAAAAGCGTTCGCCGCTCGTCAAGCTGATATGCAAGAAGCGTTCAGTCAAGAAGATACATTATTTGCGAAAAAAAATGAAGTGGCAAGTAAAGAACAAACTATTTTTCAACGTAATTTAGATCAAACGAAACGACAATTTGAGCTAGACAATCGGCGTTTACTTAATCGAGCAAGGGAATCAGACCAGACACGAGAACTTACTAAGATATGGGATGATGCGGCACTGAAAGTTGGTACCTTTGGTGAAAAGGCAAGAGCCGTATTTAACGAACTGAAAATGGAAGGCGATCGGCTTGGTGAAAAGATAGCCGGTGCTTTCAAAACGGCTATTGAAGGGTGGGAGAATTCTTTAGCTCATTTCATTGTAACGGGCCAGGGCAGTTTGCGCCAGGTGTTTGCCCAGTTTGAAGAAACAATTGTGAAAGGCGTCATCGCTAAGGGCATTGGGAAGATAGCCGGCACAATCGCGCCACATCTACCGGGTCCACTCGGTAAGATAGCTGAGAAGATAGGCTTTGGAAAACGCGATGGCAGTGATGCGGCACACGCACTTTTCGTGACGATGACTAGTGGCATCCCTGGTGTTGGCGGTGGTTCGATAACTGATATACTGAAAGATATTCCGTTAATCGGAGGCAAAGATACTCCAGTTGGGAGAGCCGCAGGTGGACTAGGCTCCTTGTTCAGCGGCGGGGCTACCAAAGCAGCGGCGGAGGCTACGAAAGTGGGCGCGGGTACGGCTGGTGCGGGCGCATCAGCGGGCGTAACAGCAAGCTTGCGTAAGCAGGCAGACGCGGCGAGTCAAGCGGGCATGGCCGGCATCTGGGCAAGTTTAAGCTGGATTCCGATTGTAGGCCCTGCACTGGCGACAGGCTTCGGCGGCATAATGTTGGGGGAGATGGCTGCTGCTAAAGCAATTGCTATGTTGGCAACCGGAGGCGATGTCACTCCAGGACGTACATATTTAATTGGTGAGCGCGGTCCTGAATTGTTCCGCTCTGGTTCTGGTGGACATGTTTTCCCAAATAGTACAATTGCTTCCCTGAATAGATCAGGCGGTGGTGGAGGCGATACGCACTTTACCTTCGCACCAGTAGTGCAATCCTTTGATGCAAACGGTGTCGATGCTGTTTTAGCAGAACATGGTGCGAAGTTCGTAGAGCACATGGACTCGCATGTTCGCAAGAGCAACTGGCGTGGCCAGCCAGAGGGATAGTACATGTCAGTTTCCGTTTTCCCTGACATAATCGGGCAAACCAACTGGAAGTTTAGGCTTCCGGTTAAGAAAACACCGTCGTTTCATACGATCGTGCAAACTCCTGAGAATCGTGTAGGTGAGATTCGGATTGCACTCCAAACGTATCCAAGATGGGAATTTGAATATGATTTGGCTTACATGCTTGGGGATGCTACACAGGCGCAAATAGCTTCGGCCTATCAAAGCATCGTTGGCTTTTACGGTAAGATGAAAGGTGCGGCGGATGATTGGCTTTACTTCGATCCTGATGACAATGGTTCGAGCAAAACACAGCGCACCTTGAGTTTGGGCCTGGCTGATTTGCAGCAGAACTCGATTGGAACGGGTGATGGGGTTACAACTGATTTTTCTATGACTCGCCCAATCGGGAATCTTACTGATCTGATACAGAATTTTCATACGGGCTATCCGCTGGTCTACAAGGCGGGTGTGTTGCAATTAGCGAGTGCGTACAGCATCAATTTTCAAGGCACGTTACGGTTTGTGACCGCACCGGCTGTCGGAAATAGTATTACATGGGCAGGCCAGTGGTATTTTCGGTGTCGCTTCTTAGATGACGAATGGATAAATTTGCAATCCATCAAGCAACGAATGTGGAAGAATTCGTCAATCAAATTCATGAGTTTGCTGGCTTAATATGAGCACCCTAGCTACTGATCCTATTTTTCCAGATGTAATCGGACAGACCAAATGGGTCTTTCGCGTTCCGGTTAAGAAAACGCCGTCGTTCAAAACTCTTGTTCAAACAACGGCAAGTAGTGTTGGTGAAACTCGGGTCGCGTTACAGCAGTATCCTGTATGGATATTTGAAATGGATTTGGCCTATGTGCTTGGCGATGCTACGCCTGCGCAATCCGCTTCGCTGTATCAAACGATAGTAGGATTTTACGGGCAGGTAAAAGGCGCGGCGGTAGATTGGTTGTACTTCGATCCCGATGACAATGGGTCGAGCAAAACACAGGTAACTGCGTCGCTCACTAGTGCAGACCTACAGGTTTATGATCTTGGCGTAGGTGATGGGTTGAATGATAGGTTTTTGCTGCGTCGTCAGTTAGGTGGGTTTGATGATTTGGTTCAAAACTTTGCTGCTGGTTATCCACTCATTTACAAAAACGGTGCGCTGCAAGCGGCAAGTACCTATAGCATCGACAAGTACGGGATGCTCACGTTCAACACGCCGCCAGCAGTTAGTACTGTGCTGCAATGGGCAGGTCAGTTTTATTTCCGTTGCCGCTTCATGGAGGACTCGTGGTCAAATTTGCAATCCATAAAGCAGCGGATGTGGAAAAATACATCGGTGAAGTTCAAGAGTCTTTTACGGTAAATGGAAAAGTTGGAGAAAAATAATTAAGCAAATTTCACCACAACTTTTAGCCTTTCTGGAATCGCGCGAAGCTTTTCACCGCGCTGATCTATTTTTGATTGAGCTTTTGAATGGCAAGAATATCACAGCTACAACGGCTCAGGTGCCTATTACCCTTGTTGATCCGGCAAGTTCTCCACCTGTTGCTACGATTTATCATCCATCGAAGTTCGGTACGTGGGAGCGGGGCCCAGTTAAAACGGTTGTGAGCTACCAGCCTAAATCTGAGGAGATGAACCTCACCGTGATGGCCGATAGTACAATTTTGATCCCAGTTGCTCCTCTGACTTCTCCGGCAGTTGCATTATCGTTATCGGTTCTTGGTGCTGTGCGCGCCGGACTTTTCGATGCCGCGAATGTTAGCGTCTATACGATTTACTGGGGACTAGATGATCCGCCATCAGAAGGCGTGAAGATGGGTTTTTTGACAACCTTCGTAGGAAAGATTTCGAGTGCAACGCAAACCGGGCGTAGCAAAGCTACATTTAAGGTTGCTGATCTGCTATATTTGCTGAACTTCCCGGTGCCGCGCAACATCATCCAATCTAGCTGCCGGCATACGCTGTTTGATGTAGGTTGTACGCTGTTGAAAGCCAATTTCGAAATGAGCAATTCAGCGGCCGCCGCGAGTGATACCAATTACATCAATCTGACAACGAACATCACAGCGGCAAGTTTTTACAACGCTAGCATGACGTTTGAGCAGGGCATGATCAAATTTACTGGCGGTCAGAACAACGGGTTGCAGTACACTATCAAGAAGCAAATAAGCAATACGAGAATTCAACTTATGGTGCCGTTGAAGTTTCCTATTGCAACAGGTGATACGTTCAAGATGTATCCAGGATGTAATAAAACGATTACGGCGTGTACAAGTCAGTTCAACAATTTGATTCATATTGGGGCGACTCCGTTTGTCCCCAATCCAGAAATCGCCATTTGAATCAACAACTTACGAGGATACATGACACGTGACGAAGAACTCGGACTACGAAAACGAATTGTAGATGAAGCTCTTTCGTGGCGAAATACTCCTTATGCTGACCACGTTGGTCTCAAGGGCATCGGTGTTGATTGCGCATATTTGCCTTTGCGGGTCTATCAAGAAGTCGGTATCATTCCGCGCGAATATGAACCGCCCGCGTACTACTCGCAGCAATGGATGAAGAAGGAAGCCGACCCGACATATTGGCATGAGTTGCAACCATATTTTCGAGAGATTACAGAAGAGCAGGTACAACCGGGAGATTTTATCTTGTTCAAGTTTGGCAACTCGTGGACGCATGGTGGAATTATTATCAGTTGGCCGACATACATTCTGCATCCACTTGAGGGGCGCGGCGTAATGGGTTCGGCAGCACATGAAGGATTTTTTATACGCCGCGAACGGCGCTTCTTTACTGCGGTGAAATAATGGCTGCACTCTTTGGAGCAAAACCGGCGGGCCTCAGAACCAAATACAGCGGTATGCGCACTACTGCGTCTGTTTTTGGTATCCCTATCCCTTTGATTTATGGGAAACAGCGTATCGCTGGCAAGGTAATCTGGTATGGTGATTTTCAAGCAAACAAAGCTAAAAGTTCGGGCAAGAAGGGAGGCGGCGGCGGCAAGGGCATGGGCAAATCCCCCGGTAGTTGGGTTTATACTACCGCTGTTGAAGTGCTCTTGTGCCAGGGCAATGTGCAGGGCATAGAGAGCGTGTGGGAATCGGTTGGAAAGTTTGTTACCGCCTCAAGCTCTGAACCCTTTACTGTGCCGGGCGGGGGCGGTACTTATACCCCCACGAATGCTGCACAGTTTTCTAATGATGCCGGCGTTGGATATGATACAGCTTATTCTATTGTCGCACTTGATTACGGAGCGCCCGGAGCAGTTACATTTACTGGAACAAACACATCTCCCTTTGTGAAGGTAACAGGCACTCCGCTTGCGGGGCAGTATAAAGTTGATCCAGTCACAGGAGTTTATACCTTTGCTTCGGCTGATGCCGGCAAGGTGCTTACAATATCATATTCCTTCTACAGTTTCCAGACCATTCAAACAGAGTTGACAATCATTCCATTTAGCGCACCTTACACCTACACAGTTGAACATCAGCCGTACTTCGGCGGCGACAAGGGTGTTTACTACTACCCTTCAGGAACTTTATTAAAGGCGGGATTAGGCGGTGCAGGAACTTATGATGCGAATGGCGGCAGTTACGTTTTCGCTGGCGGTTCAGATGCAGGTAAAGCGGTTGTAGTCACCTACCAATACAATCAGGTGAACTCGGATCAGAATGCGCCTAGTCAGTTGAATATGACTTTCTTCTCGGGCGCGCGCGGGCAGGCTGCTTGGTCATACATGACATCAAAACATCCGGGTTCTGATCTTGGTTATAGCGATGTTTGCTACATGGGGTCGAGCGGACTTTACTTGGGCTACTCACCAACGATGCCAAACTACAATTACGAAATCATCGGATTATACCCGGCCGGCGCGGGCATTCAGGACGCCAATCCGGCTGATGTGATTGAGTCAATCCTAACTGATACGGGATTCGGTGCGGGGTTCGCTAAACAGAATTTAAGCTACACATTGCAAAGCCCGGCGCGATCCTATTGGGCAGCGAACAACTTTTTCATCAGTATGGTATTGGAACAGCAGAATTCTGCTGGCGCGGTTATCGGTGAGATACTAGAAGCCTCGCGCGTGGGTGCATTTTGGTCAGAAGGCTTGCTGAAGTTTGTTCCGAACTCTTCGGTTACGGCTGTAGCAAATGGATATGTGTACAATCCCAAAACATCTCCGGTCGTTTCGCTGAACGATAATGATTATGTTCCGGGTAAGGGAGAGGAACCGATCAAAGTTTCTCGCACTGCTTGGGAAGATGCGTACAACAAAGTAGGCGTGCGCTGGACAGTTAGAACCAATTCGTATAACGAGGATGTGCTAGAAGCGGAAGATCCAGCTAGTATAGATACGTTTGGTTTGCGCCGAGAGCCGCCAGTATCTTACCCCTTCATCTGTACTGAGAAGGCGGCGCAACTTGCAGCGAACCTGCGCGTTCAGGCCGGCAATACAGTTCGAAATACTTATTCATTTAATCTCAGATCGAACTATGCGTATTTGGAACCGATGGATATTGTGTTACTCACTGACGCGAACCTCGGCTTATCGAATACGCCTGTGCGTTTGCTGAGTATCACAGATGCACCGGACAAACCGCTTGCAGTGACGGCTAAAGATTTTCCCTGGGCAACTGGTGATGCAGTGTTGTATCCGAAGCAAGCACAGAAACCTTCCGATGATTTGAGTCGCGGCCAGCAAGACCCTGGCGCTACGGATATCTTTGTGTTTGAAGCGCCAGCTACGTTGAGCAAACAAGAAGGCAACTCCCTGTACATCTTTGTTGGCGGCAAAGAGCTAGCATGGGGTGGATGTAGTTTGTGGATTAGCTTTGACAATATCACCTACAACCTCTTGACAACTACTAGCGTCTCGGGGCGTTTTGGTACTTTAACTTCACCGTTCTATTCAGGGCCCGATCCTGATTTGACACAGGATCTCTTTGTTACTCTCGAAAACTCTACGACAACATTGAGCAGTGTTACGCAGGCAGATGCCGACCATTTTGTAACGCGTTCTATTTTGGCGGCTCCGAACATTGTAAATCCTACGTACTATGAGAGTCCGGCTGCGAAAGGATATAATATTACTGGGCCGACATTAGCACCTATAACAGGAGCATGGTCTAATCCAACAAATTTTTCTGCGACGCGTGCTAGTGGTAATTTTGCCGAAATTACACTTGGAAATGCCCCGGATAGAACTACAAGCGGCTGGGGTCAAGCGGCGGGCTTTGGATTTTCAATCCCGGCCGGTAATGTACTTCTTGGATACCAAATCTTTTTTGATGCAAAACTTGATCAATCTCCAGCCATTGCTTTCGATTCAGTTGCTCTAAGCATTCAAATGATACCTCCAGGTGTTTCGTCCCCTGTCGTAGGCACAGCTAAACTTGTACAACTCACATCACCCTTCACGACCTACCAAGAATATAGTGTTGGCGGGCCGCGTTCTCAGGTAAGCGAATGGGGCACAAACTTTAACCTTACTGACATCAATAAGCCTTCCAATGCACTTGCTTCGGATAAGTTTTTACGAAGTACGTTTGGTGTTAATTGGTCTGTTGCTTTTGGTGCTATGATCTTAAATCCTGCATTCGGTTTTAGTGGTAATTCGGCAGGTCAAAATTGTTCTTTTTACAACAGCGTTGCTTGGCCTAATGATCAGTGGGCGCAGGTTACAATTACACTATATAATACAGGAGTAAATGGAGTAGGCGTCGCACTTCGTGCAAATTCATCAAGTTCGGGCAATGCATACATTTTCTATCTGTTTCAGAATCTAAATCAATGGGTTCTTCGTAAAGTTGTAAATGGAGCAACAAGTAATCTTGATAGCGGAAACTTTACATTCGCTATAGGTGATACCTTGTATCTTGAAGTACAAGGAACAACTCTAATAGCTCGGATCAATGGAAATACTGTCAGTACAAAAACTGATAGTAGTCTTGCAACTGGGTCAGCCGGTATTTCTTCTTATTTTAATGATCAAACTGTATATGGTTCTAGTTGGCAGGGTGGTGATTTTACAACAGACAATGATACCATGGGCCCAACTTTTCAAGCTATTTCGGCTGGTACATTGCCATCACCCTTTGTGGTGGACGTGAGGAATGCACGGATGCGCGTTTTTGTTGGCACCGGCCAAGCAACACCCGAGATAATTGGTTACAAGACCGCCGCACTTGTTGGGGATCACATTTACAAACTCAGCTACCTGCGGCGTGGAATTGAGAATACTAAAGCGCAAAATTGGCCCAAGGGTTCTTTCTTTGGTCGCCTAGATCAGGCGAGTTACGTGTATCAGTATCCGGCGTCGTACATCGGAAAGACGGCTTACATCAAGGCGACAAGTTTCAACATCTTTGGCAATATGGCTCAGAGCATAACACAAGTATCAGCGGTTGTTGTGCCTTTGATTGGCGTTTCTGGCGCGTATGATATCGGAAGCGGAGCACTGCTTACAAATGCAGGCAGCGTACCGCCGACTTGGTATGGTCCATTTACTTATACATCAAATACAACTAGTATTACATGGACTTGGGATATCTATGTTGTGAGAAATGATGGGTCAACGCAACACTTTGTAGGTACACAAACAACTAGCGGTCTCACAAGTAATACAACATATTATTTCTATCCGTACTTAGATGACGCGAACGGACTAACAAAAACAGTCCTTACTTTTCTTGGGGGCGGACACGGAACACCTACTTGGGCATTTACGGCCAGCGAACGTTCTAATGCTAATGCCGCGCTAGCATCTGCCTATCAGCATGTAGGATTAGCTGCTGCTCCAATGGCCGCAGCTACGACTGCTAGTGGCGGAGGCGGAGGAGGCGGCGGCGGCGGCGGTTGCTTTACTGGCAACGTGAAGGTGAGAACACTAGATTTTGGCATCGTTCGGTTTGATGCGCTTCCAACCGATAGGGATTTCCTTATCGAAAATGAGTGTGGTATTTTCTTTGCTCGGCTTTTAGTCCATGAAAATCACACTTCGGAAATGCTCGATATGGGTCGGGGTGAACTAGTTACCTTGAACCATCTTTTGAAAGCCGGGGAAAAATGGGTTTGTGCTGAACACTATTTTTCAAACGTGTCACAGCGTACTGTATGCACGACGGTCTACAACCTTCAGGTTTTGACGCGCGACGAAGAAGCGCGACATTACATTCTGGAAAATGGAATAGTAGCCCACAACAGCAAGATGGTGTAGAGGAGTCATTATGCGGCGTTTCTATGTCGTTCCTAAAACTATTCTACATGACCCTTGTCATGCGGGACCACGAGAAGCTACTGGTGAGCCAATTCCTCATCATCATCTATTCATGTGCTGCGGTGGTTTTCATTATATTGATTTAGGCGATAGTGGAATGATCTTGCTATCCTGTGATGATTTCAAGGATGAAACATCCGAAGCATTATGGCACGCGCATCCAGAGGTAGCTAGGCTTCATCATCCTGTGCATCATCGTACAACTCCGTTACACGCGCTACATACTGATAAAGCGCACGCACACAAAAAAGTAAAGAAGCACCACATTGATGCGCTCAAGCACATAGGCGTCACACCACAGGATACAGTATGGGATGTTCATGTCAAGGCGTCTGCTTTGCATCCACAAGTTCGGTTGGATAGCGAATACTAGGAGACAGTATGTTCAACATTGCTGGAGGACAATTTTTAAACGGAGACGGTACACCTGTAGCCAACGGTACTGTTGTGCTTACGCTCTCCGTGGCCGCGACTGTTATCTCTACGGGCGCGGTAGCCGCTGCTACCTACACATTCAACCTTGACGCAAATGGTGTTATCATTGGGCAGGCAAACGTAAATGCTAATGCCGAACTTACGCCGGCCGGCACCTCCTATTCAACAATAGCAAAGAACTCTGGAGGTACAACGGTTTGGGGCCCGCTCACTTGGATTGTGGGGCCTTCTGCGGCCTACGCCGGCACATTGTTTCCTGGTGTTACGGCACTGCCTCTGATTACTGGTGTGGTGTTTGGCGCGAGTGGTACGCTTCATGCTCAAGGCGCTGTGCCTGATACTAGTCCTACTGCTGGTGTCACAAAGTTTCTACGCGAAGATGCAACGTGGCAGGTTCCTGGTGGTGGTAGCGGTACAGTAACAAGTGTTGCGATGACGGTGCCAGCTTTCTTGACAATTGCCGGAACACCAATTACAACGAGTGGAACACTTGCATTAACTTTAGCGAATGAAACACCGAATACTGTTTTTGCAGCGCCATTATCTAGTCCTGCTGCTGCACCTACCTTCCGGGCGCTCCAGCCTGCTGATCTACCTAATAGCCCGGATATTTTTGGCAAAGCCGGGATCAATCATCGTCCAGGTCAGGTGCCCGATACCAGCCCGGTAGCTGGCTCGCTTCGGTATTTGCGTGAGGACGTTTCGTGGGGAAAGCCGGCCGGTGCGAATAATGATTACATTGATGTTACACTTGATCCCTATAACGTAGTAGCGAATGGGCGTACAACGACGGATTGCTCACTTATCATCAACAATCCGCAAATCACATCAGCGACAATGGCATTTACTTCGGCAGATGTCGGCAAAACAATTTGGTGTCATATAACTTACGCCGGTAACGCTACTCCTATGGCCGTTTATTTAGTTCCGAGCACAATTCTTTCTGTTCAATCGGCTACACAAGCGACGGCGTCAGTGAACGCAACTAATACCGGAGGAAGTCGAGCATGTTTTCTTGGCACCGAAAATGGCGCTGGATTGCGAAAAGCCGGTGTCGATGGAAACAATACAGGTAGAACGATTCAATTGCCATCGGGCAATATCATGTATGATGGTGCGATTCCATTTAATTCGTCTGGTGTTCTGCCGTTAGTTGTTCATGGTCGAGGCTCAAATGCGACTAATATTTGGCCAGCGCCAACAATCACATTTACTAGTTTTAGTGCAGTTTTTAACGAGAATAGTAATCTTGCAGGAGAATTTGGACACTTAAACATTGATTTTCATGGCGCAACGCTAACGAATGCTAATAATCAATCAAAAGCCGTAAGTACTAGTACCTCTACAATTTTCGACCTTAAAGTTTCAAATTTTGTTCTCACAAACGGTGTATTGGCGGCTGGATTGTTTCTTGCAGGTTCAACACGAGTTCACAAATATTACTCTTATCAAGTTAAAAGCAGCGATGGGACAAACACAGGATTAAAAATTCAAGGTTCTCTTACTATTGTGTATGACTACGGGACAGTAAGCACTGATTGTCCAATACAGGTAGTTAATGCAAAACGTGTCAGCTTTATTGGTGGAGCGCATGATGAATGCTCTGGTGCGGCTAGTCCTTGCATCCAATTAAAGAATTCTCAGATTATCACTTTTGTTGGTTATCATTTAGCCGGCAATGCTGCTACGGGTGAAATGCTAATTGATGAGGCATCCGATGCGACCTTAGTTGGATGTAGTCTTGCATTAAATGTAGGAGAAACTCCAGTTATCGTAGCTATAGGAGGTAGGCTCACTTTAATAGGAACACAACTTGATAGTAGTCCAAGTTGCACTTCACAAAATGCGGGCACACTAGTAGATGGTGGGGGCAATATTATTCTCGGGAAAGTTACTGGTAGCGGGGCAATCATCAGTGATAATATGTTGCAAGGAACATGCGTAGGAACAGCTTCATCTTCTGCTACACTTGGTTTATACGCTTTGGGTCAAACTGCAACGCGAAATTGTACATCAACCACTGTAGATCAGGGACAAGTAATGAGCAGAGATGGTTTGCTTTCGAATCTTTCCGCAAAAGCAGGCAGTGGAGGGCGCGTGGCTGGATCAGGAGTTGTAACTGTATTGAAAAATAACGTAGCTACTGCCATAACTTGTACTTTAGGTACAGGTTTAACTTGCGTTGATTCGACAAACGTAGTGCCCTTTGTTAAGGGTGACGTAATCTCAATACAATTTACAACGCAATCTGCCGAATCATTAGCAAACGTAAATGCCCAAGTTTGGGCCCGGAGGTAGTATGAAGTTCGCGCGCGTGTATGTACAACCGGGTTGCCCCTATTGTGAAGAAGTCAAATGGTTTCTTACACGAAATAATATCGAACACGAAATAGTTGAAGTAGGCACTGACCCTGTTTTAACTCGGGGTCTTGAAGCCATCTTTGCTTTACTCGGCCAGCCGGTGCAGGTGCCCGTCACAATTTCCTTGTTATCTACGGAGGTAATACTTGGTGCAGACCCTCAGCATTTCAAATCTTTGCTGGATCTTGCTCGTAAGTTTGGTGCAATCTCACCTGACGCTCCTATTACACTCAGGGGAAATCTTTCGGTGGTTGCCGGCTAAATTACGTAGCTGCCCAGTGTGTTTGGGATTTTGGACAAGTGCGATTGCTTTTGCAGCGGGTTTGCATCGGCCCATTGAAGTGTTATCTGTTATGGCACTAGGGCATGTGCTTTTCCTCGCGCGCGAGCATTGGTTGCCTTGCGCGAATTGCACAGCAAAATCAGTTCCATTTACTGTAATCGGAATCAAATAAATCTAAGGGTGGTTATTATGTCAGACGAACAACGGGGTGAACAAGGTGAGCGCGGAGAAAAGGGCGAACGGGGCGACGGAGTAAACGGACACTTTCAACTCAGGGTTGTTGAAAGCCTTGCACGCCTTGAAACTAATATGATCTCCTTAGTAGGCGGCGGGGGGCAAAAAGGGCGCATTGATAAACTCGAAGAGGGCCAAGCCTATATGACGAAGAAGATTTATGTAGCGAGTGGCGTCTTTGTTGGACTATCATTTGCTATCCAGTGGATAGTCTCCTTTCTCCGCACACTTCATATAGCAGCCAAGTAGCCGAGATGAAGCAGACGCCTGAGCAGCGCGACAAGTACTATCGCAAGCACTACGGCCTTAGTTTGACCGAAGTAGATGCACTATTTACGGCAAATGGAAACGTGTGCGAGATATGCGGCAGACCGCCGGGTTCGCACCGGCTATCAATCGACCATGATCATCGGATTGCGCGATCTAAAATAGTGACTACAAAGGCTTTATTGGGCTGGGAAGCCGCTGTTACAGTTGAAGGATTGATGACCGTTTTCCCTGGTGCATCACGAAAGATTGCGCGCGCCGCCGCAAGACTTTGGCTGTTACGGCGCTCGATTCGCGGAGCGCTATGCCATAGATGTAATAGGGCCCTCCAACTCCTCAGCGATAACGCGAAAAGTGCTTTGAATGCAGCAAGTTACCTCGATAAGAGGCATGGTGCAATAATAGCTTGACAGTGTCACACTTATATGGTAGTGTAGGAGATTATATGGATTGGAATGGAAAATTTATTCGTGGAATTTTTAGTGAGGAAAGTGGACTCCCAAGTTTTGGCCGGGTCATGAGTTTTATTCATGGGATTTTTGGACTTGGATGGCTTACGGTATATGTTTGGTTTCATCATATAGTCCCGGATGCTGCTACATTATCGGGTGTGTTGGCTTATGTATTAGGCCCCTATGCGGTTAACAAAACTGCTGCTGTTTTTATGCGAAATGGAAAAGAGATATCAAATGAAAAAACTACTTCTTAGTTTAGCATTATTGTTGTCTGCGTTGTTTGTTCCAAGTTTAGGGGCGCAGACCTCTAAAACTGGGCGTATTCCTGAAGTTGCTAATGTATCATCAATTACCTGCGCCAATATTGGTGATCTTTACTACCAAACTACAGCAGGTGCGGACGGTAATATTGGATTGCACGAATGTAAAGTTGCTAGTGGTAGCCCAACATTTATCACAGTAGGGTGGATTGACGTAGTGGCCTACGGTGCCGACCCTACTGGAGCAACGGACAGCACAACGGCCATCCAAAACGCGATCAATGCCGGGGATGCTCTGAACAACGGAACCTATGGAGTTCGGAACTGCTATTTTCCTCCTGGAAGATACGACATCAACGCGACGATCATCTGGAAGGCGTGCAACCTAATTACGAGCAATGTCCCCAATTCTGGCGTGCAAGTCCGCTGGAATGGCTTGGGCTCCATCGCCGCACCAGCGGCGGCGACCGGCTCCACGAGCACGACTGGTGGAACCATAGCAGCGGGAACGTACCGGATCGCCGTGACTTACGCGGATGCTTACGGCAAGGAAACTCTGATTTCCAACGATGCCGCCTCCACCATTGTAACCACCGGAGCAACCAGCACCACTACGGTCAACGCCCCGTCTAGCGCTACCGGCGTTCTAGGCTACCGCGTCTATGTTTCTCCCGCTGGAGGAGCGGCCAACACCGAAGCGCTCCAGACTATGACCGCCACACAATGCACACTAGCAACCGGGATAACAACAGGCTTCCAAGGCTTCACCGCTTGCGCGATTGGCTCGAATTGGACGAACGGTTCTCTGGCAGTCGCTGGCCCCGGTGTCCCCACCGTTCCGGTAAACAATAACGCTGGGGGCGTGATGTTTTTCCGCCCGGTTAACTGTTTAGGGTGTAGTTCCTTCGGGCGCCTAGATGGGTTCTACTTCCGGCAAGGCACTGCGACCCCGGCAACGGGCCTGGTCATTGCGGGCACGCCTGACAAATATCTGCAAGTGAACAACTTTGAAGTTGGCCCGACAACCGGCGACTGCATCCAGGTTCAAGGCGGCTGGTTCAATCTTCACTGGCGGGACTTGCGCTTCGATGGTTGCGGAGGGTACGGCATACTGGCGTACACCTTTGACTCTCAAAATGACTCCAGTTTTCAGATTGACGGTTTCACATGGGACAACGCCTCTACGCCCGCATCTGGCGGAGTCATAAACTTCGACAACACGCGGAACGCCTCGGCTGCTGGCGTGGCGGTTGTGAAGACTGGGCGTATTGAGATTAACGCGACGCAGGGCATCAACAAGACCCTTTTTAATCTAAAATGTCCCCCCGCAGGCGCAAACACCCGATGGCTTGCGCTGAAGCTGGAGAATCTTGCCGTTGATAACGTGGTCGCGCAGACGGGAGACTCCCTGGCCTATAGTGACTGCCCCCAAGGGAATATCGGTCACATCATAGAGCTAGATAACGTCCGCCTCAACGCCGTGCATAGCGTCTTCCTGGGCCAGTGGTATCTCAGCTCAGGTACGTTTCCCCTTCCAACGGCAAACGTAATTCAGCATTATTTCGCCTCCGGGTTTAACCCAATCGTAGCTGGGGACGGCGACCCCTCTTACGAGTGCCTGAACATTGCCACTGATCGTTGCCTAGCGATATTCCAGTTTGGGGATACCGTCAATCGCTTCAACATAGACTCCGCAGGGACGGAAGTTTGGGGGCCTGGTGGCGCATCGGCTGTGGATGTCGGTCTCAAAAGGAATGGTGCTGGCGCTCTAAAGGTTACAAATGGAGGCAGCGGAGATGGTAGCTTTTCCGCTAGTGCGTTTGCTACTGCGACCAACTGTGCCGTGAATAGCGCCTCCCCGGCGGCCTGCGGCTCGGCGGCAGCGGGAGCCTTCGTCATTCCAACGCTTACGACTACTTATGTTGTGAATACGACAGCCG